TGATGGGCGGGTGAGATGAAAGTTGTAGTGAGCGATACGGTTTCCAGTGAGTCCCTGTGGGGAACTAGGAAGAAAGACATGTTTTAGTTTTGGAGGGTCTTCCCACTAGGGCTGGATCTATTTCCGCTCAGACACGTGGTCTTGCTCAAGCCAACGAGGCGGCGTAGGTGCCGATCCTGGTGACGGTGCTGGTGACGGTTGTGGCGGCGCTGAAGTCGGGAATGAATGTCTCACCACGGTTGTTGACCGTGATGCTGTAGACAAACTGAGCCGACGTAGCAGCGCTGTCCGCCATCCCATCAAGCACAGTGGCAGTGGGCGTTCCACTATTGGAGCCACTAACGCCACCAAGGCCGGTGCCGCCCGTGTCAATGGACACGAGGTATTGGCCGACGCGGTTGAAGGTAAGAGTGTTGTCCAAGGCGTCAACATCGAGGCCGCCACTGACAGTAGCCGCAGATCCGAAGATAGCGGTATCAGAGACGGTGCCACCAGAAGTGATCTTGGCGCTGCGCGCCGTGAGCGCTGCGACGATGTTGAGCTGGGGCGTGCTAAAGCGCGTGGTGTAGACTGCATAGAGCTCGCCGATGTCGGACGTGTCCGCACAGCCCTGTGTGGCGACAAAGAGATTGCCAACGTCGTAAGTCTTGATGTCGGTCGATGAGATCGATCCAAGACGCACATACTTCTGAGGTCCAAGCTTGTGCATAGCCGACGGTGAGCAATGAAGCGTCACAGGGTTCCAGACCGACGAACGGACAGCGCCGTCGTAGGCCATAAGCTGTTGCTTATTAACAGGAGCGGAGTCCTGAGCATCGTAGTCCACTGCCATCATGAGCGAGCCACCTTCCGCGGTGGACGCCTCAGTCTCATACTCAAAGGCGAGCATTTCCTCACGATAGGACTCGTAGCCCGGAGCGATGTACTCCCCAAGCCAAGGGAAAGTAGTTGTCATGCCCGGGTTGATGGGGAACGAGGAGACTGAAAAAGACACTGAGCCGGGAATCTGCCCAATGTACTCTCGGTGAGTGACGACGATGGAGCCATCCGCAAGACGACGGATGACGGGCTTAGCAGTCCTCTTTACGCGTGTCTTGGCAACGGGCGCTGTCTTAGCGCCGACTGAAGCCAGAGGAGCACGACTCCCAGAGGAGCGAAGACGGGCAGCACGTAGCTGCCGACGTGTGGGACGATTGTTGTTCATCTTTTTCGTTTCGGTTGTTTCTTGTGGTGTGGAGTTCAAAGGTATTAAACGAACGGCAGTCTACCACTGCCGGGAACTCCACCACACGCCCCGCGGCCTAAGCCGCGGGGCCCCCCCGGGTGGTTCTTCCGGCCACCCGGTTTCCGCGCGTCCCTCGCCCTCGGGACCCACGTGGCCCGCTACCGCGCCCTCTCGCTCCTCGGCCCGCGCGCCGAGCCTGCAACTCCTGCACCATACCTGGGTTGCGTAGCCCAGACGGTTGCTGGGTAGAAGGTGTGTAGAGTTCACCATCAACAACCACTGGAACGTCAGGTACGGTGGGAGGCTTGGGCTCAAGGCAGAGCGGTGCAGAGAGGAGGTCGTCAAGGGTGACGGCAGCGTCCAGCCACGCTGTAAACTTAGCATGATCGAAGTCAGGCAAGCAGCGGTCTACATACTCGCTGTACCAATCCCGATCAGGGTTGTCAAACACGGCTGGCTCCTCGTGCTCGTACCAGGAGGCACGAGCGAGGTAGGACATGTGGGCCTCATCCGGGTCCAGCACACCAGCGGCAAGCCGCATGGTCTTGACCGCGAAAGGGCCAAGAATCGGTGTGTTGGCATCGGTGAGGGCGAACCCCGCCATCTTGTCCACGAGCTTCTGGCAGTTGGTGACGTTGTCAGGCCGCCGCGGCGTGACATGCAGCTTGCTCAGCTGCCTGGGGAGGTCGGCACAGTTGGCCGAATCACCATACCAGACTTGGGGCCCGTAGACGCGGGCAAGAAACTCAACACCCCAGTCGCCCTTATTGAGGTTAACGGCCTTGACGGTGAGCCCAAGCGCGCTAGTGGCGCGCACGTAGGACGGAACATGAATGTCCGGGCTCAAACCATCATCACCTCCGTACATGCCGCGCATGGTGCGCTCCCAGGCCTCGTCAGGGGTCATGTACCGGCAATTGGAACCGGGTGACATTCGATGGCCTAGGTACGTGGCAAACATGTTGCAGAGGGAGTTGAAGGCACTGGTCTCAGGGCTGCCAGAGCCGCGAGCTGTGCCAAGCTCGTAGCGGGTGCCCAGGCTGCACACCACGAACAGGTTGTACTGTGCGCGGTGAAGCTCCTCGATAGACGCATGATGCTCAGGCGCGAACAAGCGGAACAGAAGAGCAAGCTCAAAGGTCCGCAAGGCGGGAGAGATGGTCCCGTCAAATCGCGAAAAGTCGGTGAGACACACAGTCATGGCGAGGGTGCAGAGGGAGGCGACGCGTTGCGCCACTGCAGCAGGAGACAAGGAAAAAGCGTAAGCTGGAATGCACTTGAGCCAGTCAGAGACGGCGTACATGACCTGCGAATACTTGACTTTGTCAACGCTGTTGTACGTGGTAATGAGACGTGGGTCCTTCACGTCCGCGTACGCTTCCCCCTTGTTGAAAGACTTGCCGACGCGCTTGGGCACGGCGGTCATGTCAGCTTCATGAAGCTTGGCAGCTTGGGTTGGGCGGTTCTGGCGAAGCTCGACCTCCTCAGGATCATGAGGGTGGAGGAGGTGAGGGACTGGGATGAGGCGCTCAAGGAACTCGTCGACGACGCCCGTAATGAAGGGTGTGGCTTGCGCGGTGCTGCGCACGTCCACAATGCGCTTCTTGACTGCGCGTTCTTCATTGCCCTCGGTCTTGGCGGGGGCATAGGCACCGTCGATGAGTGGGCTCATGTAGGCCTCCATGGCCGCCTTAGCGTCATGCACGTAACGGCCGAACTGGAAGACACGAAGGGTCGGCTTGTTCGGCATAGCTAGCATGGGCTTGGCGAGCGTGAGAACACCACCAGATGCACGTCGGGCGATGCTGGCAGCGTAGTCAAGGAGACTGAGCTTCTCACTGTTGTGGAGATGGTAGTCCAAGAGCACGGTCGAGGTTTCTTTGTTGCGCGCGATGGCGTCCGCGCCAGTAGCCGGAGGCAAATGTGACTCTACGGCGGCGCGGGTGAGTGCTGTACGGGCCACGACACCAAGGTTGGCGAGAGTGTCATCGAGCGCCACGGGCACAGTGGCGCAGGCGAACTGCCCTGGACGGGCAGTGGACACTTGCAAGCCCTCGGTAGTCTTGACTCGGAGGCGGTTATGGGTCCCACGAAGTAGATTGAAGCGACGGAGGGGCTCGTATCCCAGCAGCAGGTTCATCACAGTGGCCAGAAAGCCCCAACGTCCGGTCGGGGTAAGGAGGATGACATCGTGCTGCGGGCTGGTGGTACGACGGTCAATGAGGTAGGTTGTCGCGGCGTAAGGAATGAAGTACCACCAGGCGACACAAGTGATAGTGTCGACTGAGTACGCCCATACAGGGTGGACGTAGCGAGCCCCGCCCGAGACGAGATACTCAATGTTGCCCTCTTCATCAAAGGTGAAGGCGAAGTCGTCGAAATTCCCGGCGCAGACCGTGGGCTGAACGGTCGCGATCATGACGGGCTGGCTGTTCCGAGCTAAGAGGTGCGGCATGTCAATGTACTGGTCAACATCAACAAATGCGAGCACATCCGTGGGCCCTGGAGCAAACGGTGCCGGCTCCGCCGTGAGGTCCTTGGACCAGTGGTAGTTTCGTGACCCCTTTCGACTGGCCCGCTGGTCAGCACGCGAGCACTGGACGTAGTAAGGACTGCGTCCAACGCGCTGGCAGAACTGTCGGATGAACAGTGAGTCAGCGTTGCGGCTCGCGGCTGCTTG